CCAACCGGCCGCAAAGGTCGCAGCTGCAGCCACCACCTTGGGCCAGGCCTTCCATACCGGGGCCATGAATCGCTGGGCCTGGGCCGTCCAGCGCTGCTCTTGGGCCTCGAGCGCGGCCACCTGCCGGGCCTTGATCAGGCTCGACTCCGCCAGCTCGTCCGCCCGGCGGTCCTCGGACACGGCCAGGCGCTCAAGGGCGGACGTAGCGGCCCCCACCGTCGGCTCGATCGTCTGCAGGACCTGGGCAGGGAGCGCGATCATCCGGGACTCAACCTCGGCAAACCGCGCCTCGATCCGGCCAACCCGGTCCAGGAGCGCCGAGAGGTGTTGGTTCGTGCGCTGGCCCACAACCACAAGCGCAACCTGCGATCGGACCAGGGAGCGTTTCCGAGCATCCGCGTCGGAGGCATCAGCCACGCCGGCAAGCTCGTGCATCGCGAGCTCGTGGGCCTCGTCGATGCTCGGGGGTGCTGTGTCGTCTGCCATACCTGCCTCGTGCTGGTCTTGTGCGTCATGCTGTGGGCCCCAGGCAGGTTGGGGGTGGGGTGGGTGGTGGGACTCAGCCCACGATCTCGGACGTGACAACCACGTTGTTCCAGACCACCTCTGCGGTTCCTGGGCTGTTGGCGTTCTGCATGAACACCCCCACACACGGCGCGGTCCATGTTCCGGAATTGCCGGCCTGGCTGTCGGCTCGGGTCTCTCCGGTGGTGGCTCCATAGGTGTTGGACTCGACCCCAAGAGGACCAGAGGCGCCCCATTGAATCTCTGCGATGGCCGTCAACGAGCCCGTCAGCGTTGCACCTGTTCCGATGCCGCCTCCGATGTTGGTGGGCGTCCACGCCTTGTTCACAGAGCCACCCGTACGCACGAAACCAGCGGCGCAGTAGCCCTCACCGCTGGCGGGGGTGGTGGTGGTGGAGAGCATGACCCCAAGCGCCACATTGGACCCGCCCGGGTCGCCAGTAACGGACGTTGCCGTCACTTTGAGGCGCAGGGTCTGGCCCTGGGTGGGAACCGTGGCCAGGGCTTCCAGGATGGCGTACCCATCCATGCCCACATCCCACCGGCCGTGCGGGGTCCCGAGGCCCATTGTCGAGGTGGAGGCAAGGGCGGTGGATGCCCCCTCCATGGACCCGGTGTCAGTCTTGGTGCCCGCTGAGAGGTCCTGGGTTGTGGCGCTCGCCCCCGCAGCAGCCTTGCCGGTGCTCTTGCCGCGCACCTTCAGAACTCCACGGACACGTCAACGACCGTCCCAGCGATCGAGGACGACACGCAGAACGATGTGCGCGACTCCCCCCGGCCACTGGACCAACTGATCTCTGTCCAGTTGTCCGCGGTGTAGATGTTGCCGTATTTGTCTGTGGCGTCGTACGCGTCGGCGTCCGCCAGTGCGGTGCCCCCGCTGTCCTCGGTCCCACACCGGGCGTTGTTGGTGATCGGGTTCAGGCTGATCTTGCCAGCTTGGCTGTCAACGATGACCTCGTACCAGGTGTCCGCCAGCGTGCAAGTGATGTGCGCAAAGTTGGGGTAGGGCCCGCTGATCGTCGTCGCCGCCACACTTTCCTCCGGGGCTGCTCCTGCGTGTCCCCGGCGAAGAACCGGCAGGCTTCGGCGTTAGGATACCCCGAAGTGCAGACCAGCGCATATTCGGGAATGACGAAGCAAGGCAACAGGCGACGGTCCCTGACGTACCCTCCCGCAATGGTCTACTTGCTGCTCTTGATCGCCTGCGCGACCCCTGCCGACAGCGGCCTTGGTGTGGCTCACACCTGGGATGCCGTTGTGACCGTCTACACCGGCGATTGCATCGACGCGGACCCATTCGCCCCCGCGGCGCCTGTCCCTGGCCCTGGTGTGGTCGCGTCCGTCTTCACCCAGGCCCCCGGGGTCACCACATGGCACCCGGGCACGGTCGCAATCGTGGCCGGTGAGGAGGCCTCGGTGAATTGCGATGGACTCCCCCCAGAGACCCTCTGGAGCATGACCATCATCGAGTGAACTACGCCGGGGTCCCGTGCCAGGCCAGGACCCTGACAGCGCCGGTGATCAGGTTCTTGCGCACCCGTCGGATCTGCCCGACCCCGAGGGTGTCTTTGAGGCCCAGCCATTGGTACTCCAGGTCGTCCCCTGCGACCATGTCCAGGCCGATCCGGGGGCTGACTGGCGCCTCGGTCCACAGCTGCGTTTGATGGTGCAGGTTGGCGCGGCGTCCAACGTACCCCGCCCCCTTGATCCGGAATCGGCTCTCGTAGGAGTAGACACCCTCCAGGCTGCCTACCGGAGTGTTGGTCTGTGACGAATAGTGAGTCTCCACCGTCGTGCCCTGCACCTCCTGGCTAATGGCGATGATCTCGTTGGCGTAATCGCCCCGTGGGTCCTCCATGATCTGGACTTCGCCGCCGATGATGTCCTCGCCGTAGACGATGTGGTCAGCGGCGCCTACCGCGGTCGGGTAGAACCCGGACCACTCCCCATTCGAGCCCTGCCGGAACACCGACAGGCACCGCCCACAGGCCTCGTCGAGGATCTTCCCGAGCGCCACGGGGGTCGTGGTCGCACCCATTGGGAACACCCCGATCAGCCTGGTCAGGGCGGGAACCCCGGAGAGGTCAGACTTCCATGTCGACTGCGCCGAGGTGTCCAGGGTCCCGGTCCAGCCCGCGGCCGTCAGGATGGTCTCGACTACCTCAGCAGCGTTGTCAGGCGCAGCCCCGGACAGCTCGATCCCGAGGGCCTTGATCGTGACCACAGATGACTCTGAGATGGCCGACCCGCCGTCCAGGACCCCGCTGGTGTCGTTGATCTCAAAGGTCCCATTGGCGGCGCTGAAGTTGCCCCATTCCCCGTCAGCCGGGGCAGCCGTGATCGGGCTCGCCGCGGTGACCGATGTTCCGCCCACGTAGACGTCCGTGGGGTCATCGTAGGTTCCGCCACCTCCGTACTTGAAGGCCAGTGCGCTCGAGGTGCCCAGGTCGGTCGCGTAGGCCAGGACTTCGATCCCGGTGCTCACATCGTCCTGCTTGCCGAAGACCATCGGGACTACCAGATCCGTGTTCGCGTCAACGCTCCCCCCGATCGTGTCCGTGGTCAGGACCATAGACCACAGCCCGGCGGCCTCCTCCAGGTTGAAGGTGCAGATCCCGGTCTTGGTGTTGAAACTGAAGGGTCCGTCCCGCCTGACCTGGCCGTCCCACTCCGTCTTGTAGTCGGACAGGTCCTCGGAGAAGGCGGTATCTGGGCCCACCACCTGGGTATAGATGACGACGTCCCCGGAGGACGCGGACTTGGTCATCACGTCGTCGAACAGGTCATAGAAGTCTGTCAGGCCGCTCGCCGGGTGCCCTTCCCAGTTGCTCAGGACCTCGATCGTCTGCGGCCTGGCTTTCTGGCACCCGCCGCGCAGGTCTCCGACGTCCTGGACGATCTCAGCCTTGACCAAGCGAGGCTCGTACAGGTTGCCGTCAACAATGCACCCTTGGGGGTCGTGAGTGACCGCGCAGAAGCGCCGGGTGATGCTGGTCCCGTCCCCGTCCATGGTGAGCTCCACCAGGGTGCGAAGGCGGACGTCTGGGGTCCCCTCAGCCATCGGTCAGAGCCGGCGCCGCGGGACCTGCTGAAACACAAGCGGGCCGACGTTTGAGCGCTGGAAGAGCCGCGGATCGTCCCTGCTCGGGAACCGCCCCCCGGTGATGCACTGGCATTCGAAGCCACCAGCAGCGGCACTCTCCCAGTCCCACCAGAACGGGAAGGGGGTACGCCTGGACTTCCACATGTTCTCCAGGAGCAGCTTGTCCGCCGCGTTGGCGGCTGCGTACTTGTGCACGCGCTGCATCAGGATCTGGTGCTGGGTCGCCATCAGCACCCCACCGGCGCCCTGGTAGTCCACGGACGGATCGATGAGCGGGTCACTGAAGCCCCGCGCGTAGCCCTGGGTCGGGCTGGTCAGGTCGCCCATGCCGAACCTGCCGATCTCGTGGTAGAGGACCGAATTCGCGGGCACGGTGTCAATGAAGTGCAGCCACCACCACCGCCTGGCTGTGCCCCCGACCAGGTCGACGGTACCGAATTGGTGGTCGGCTGCATGGGTCCAGCCGGTGCCCGCCACCAGGGTGTTTACCAAGGTGCCAGTGGCGCCGAGGGCCTCCACATAGGTCTGTCCGGCGGTCGGTACGATGTTTCCCGTATGCGAGTAGACGCGAACCGTGGCAGACGAGCTCAGGAAGTGCCCATTGAACCAAAGCACGTCCGGGATCGTGGCTGCGCCGAGGTCCACCTTGACCCAGTCCTCGGAGTGAACGACAACGTTGTCCCCCAGGTAGCTCGAGGCTCCGGAGTCGTCCGCGGAGGTGTCGTATCCGAGGGTTGTCCCGAGCCTGGCCGTCCCTGCCGACCCGGTGTCCCACTTCAAGGTAAAGGCGGACGGCCCGCCGGTCTCCTCGATCGTGAACTTGCCCGTAGTCGCGCTGTAGCTGCAGGCATAGGTCCCGTTGCCGGCTGAGGTCATCTGGGTCCCCACCTCGGTAGCCAGCGTGGCCCCGCTGTAGTCCCCGGCGGTGAGGGTCGCAGTCCGGTGAATGGACGTCGTGTCGATGAAGTCAAGGGTGTCATTGTCCGCGGCTCCGCCGGCCATGATGCGGAACAGGCCGCCGAAGCGGTAGGCATCGCCAGGCAGGACCGAGAGCAAAGACGGGGTTGTGTACCCAATGCCGGCGCTGCTCGCGGTGATGGTTACCGCGGCCCCGTCTGTGGTGACGTCGTCCGGGTGCACCCACTTGTTCTCAGCCATGACTACGGCCCTCCGGTCGGGCGGGTGGACGTGGGTGCCAGGTTCGTGGGCTCGTACGGGGCTTCAACCTGACTGCGCCTCAGGTTGTCCTGGTTGGCCACGCTGGCGTTCCATCCCCACTGCTGGGCATCGCCGCTGATGACCACGTTGACCTCGCGTGCAGCCGTGCCGGACGTCCGCTCACTGTCGCGCCCTGAGTCTTCCCGGTTGGAGGAGGAGGATGACCCCGATCCGGTGGGGTCGTAGTTGGGCCCGGCCCCGACCCCGTCCCCGGTGAACTCTCCACCCGTCTCCCCGGTCGGCGCGAATGCTTCCAGGATGCTCAAGACCTCGTCCACCAGGAGCCGACCGAGGTTCTTGGCGCCCTCTTTCCAGCCATCGGCGAAGGCGTCAATCCAGAACGAGATCGCCTCGTCTGCCCTGGCGATCAGCATGTCCCGGAACACCAGGGGCAGGTCGAAAACGAGGCCCCGGATCAACTCCGGAACCGCATCGGCCATCGCCTTTCCGAAGGCGGTCATCATCTCGGGGTGCTCCTGGATGGCATCCCCGATGTGGCGGGGCAGCTGTTCGGCCAAGTCCTTGGTGAGCTCCCCAAGGTTCATGCGCATCTGGCTAGACATGGCCCGCATTTGGTCGTTCTGGGCGATTTGCTGGAACTTGCCCGATTCGTCCTGCTGGGTCGCGTGCAGCATCGCCGTGATGATCTGGCCCCAGACGGGGATCGCGCTCAGCGCGGACATGCCGCCCGAGGAGACCGCGCCCGTGACCGCGCCAACACCGGCCTCGGTTGCTGCGAGTTCAGACGCGCGGCGCTGCTTCTCCATCTCGGCGGTGAGGTCCCGGGCGGCCTGGAGCCGGGACAGGCCGATGATCTCAAGCAGGGAGTCAAGCCGGACCGCCTCCTCGGTGTCAATGATGCGCTCCTTGAGGGCTGCACCGATCATGTCGCTCAGCTCATTGTGGGCGGCGACGTGATCCGCTTGCTCCTTGTAGACCCCCGCCATCCTTTCGATCTGGGCTGTGACGCCTTCAAGCTGCTCCTTGGAGAAGATCGGGGACCCTACGATATCGTCCGTTGCCTTTGCCGCTCCTTGCAGGTTGTCCTTGGTCTTGCCGGTTGATGTGGCCGTTTTGTCGGACGCTGCTCGCATCTCCTCAAAGAGTCGCTGTATTTGCTGGTAGCTGGTGAGGACGGGCCCCACGAAGTCGTCCCCAAGCGCGTCGGCGTTCGCCTCCCCCAGGGCATTGACTGCACTGGTCGCCGCTTCTGCTGCTGCGTCAGTGGCCCCCGTGAGGTTCAGGACCATCTCAAGCATTTTGCCTGTTGGGTTCAGTGCGCCCTCAAAGAAGTCACCGACGCCAACGTCCAACTCTCTCAGGGCGTCCCCGAGTGGGCCCCCGATGCCGTTGACGGCCTGCTTTACGGTCTCGAACGTGTCGAGGATCAGCGCCGCGGCCAAGGCGATGTTTTCGATCGATCCGCCCAGCCGGGTCCCGATCGCCTCCGCGAGGAAATCGACCGATTCCTGGTTGTTGTCGAGTAGGACCAGGAGCGCCGCGGCTCCCGCCTTCGAACTCGCGAACAGGTCCGCATCAGCAATGGACTTCTTGAACTGGAAGAACCGGTCCCCGATGTTGGACATGAGCCCGTCGAAGGTCTCAGCCATCCGGGCCGTTCCACCCGCGATCTTGCCCTCCGGGTCCGTCAGGGTCTCGAACAAGGCCTGCTCGAATTCCCGTGCGCTCATCTCCGTGGCCTTGATGCCAGTCCGGAGCTGGATCATGGACAAGATCCCGCGGTCCCTGAGCATGTCCGCGGCTCCAGCACCCCCAGCCAGAGCCCGGCCGACCGCATCGGCCGCAAGGGCCAAGTCCCCGTCCATGACCACGGCCAGGTCCATGACCGCGGTGCGCCACTTGTCCGCGTCCGCCCCGAAGGCCTCCAGTTTGGTGTCAGCCTCGATCAGGCTGTCCAGCTGAAACGGGGTGTTGGCCCCGATGTCAAACAGGGTGTTTAGGCGCTCGATCGCGGCTTCCTCGGTCCCAAGGAAGGTGGTCAGAAGCGTCTGGTAGGACTCCATCTTGGCGCCGACCCCGAGCGCGTCGGTTGCAAGGGTGCTGAAGACCCCCCCGATGACCCGGCCGGCTGTCTTCATGGCCCCGATCAGCGCATTCGCTTTTAGGTGAGCGCCAACCATGGAATTGGCGAGCTTCTTGGTGGACTTGGACCCGTCCTCTCCAAGGCTCTTCTTGATGTCGCGGCCCAGCTTCGCGATCGCGTCGTCGACGTCATCGACCCCACGCAGGGCTTCCCGCGTGTCCGAGCCGATCTTGACCTTGATCCCGCTCACTTTCCGGCCCTTGCCTTCTTCAAGGCGTCCTGGGCCTCCCTCTTGCGGTCCCGGACTTCCCGCTCGGCGGTCTGGATGGCGTCGTACTCGTTCGTGACGGCCTCGATGGCCTCCATGAGCGCGGCGGGCTGCTCGAGCCAGCCACCGGACAGGGGGAGGGCGCCAGACTTGTTGTAGACCCTCACCGCCCTGAAGACCTCGATCATCCAGGGCTCAGGACCGCGGTAGCGCTTCGTCAGGGGACACCGATCCGTCCAGATGCGCTTGAACCGACCAGCCATGATCGGGACTGCGCCCCAGAACACGCCCACCCTCTGGGGCTTGAGCCCGGTGCGGTCCTTGCGGAACCGGCCGCCACAGTTGCGCCGCTTCTGGGTGGCCTCCGTGCAGGTCGTACAGTCCCGGTGCTCCCGAGGGAGCTCCAGGAAGTGGACGACCTTTAGGAGTTTCCCAGGGCCTTCCTCCCGGCAGACGAGACCTGGACCAGGTCCTCGCAGATCGCGTCTATGACCCAGTGAGGCGCGTAGTCCCAGAGGTCGGCCTCGATGCTCTCGCCGTGCTGGCCTTCCCGGTCCACCGTCTCCGCGTCCGCTGAGACGCACTCCAGGAATACCGCCCTCGCCTGAGCCTGCTCGAGGTCCGTGGTTTCCCTCTGGCGGGCCTGGCGTGATGCCCTTGAAGTGAACGCCCGCGACACCGTAGCCAAGGCCGCATTCAGCGCGAGCTGTTCGCCCTCCTCCAGTGCCTGCACCGACGGGATCTTGCTGATCATCGCCGACAGGTCCATGGGTTCGGCGCCATACCCGATCGTCTCCAGCGCTGCGCGTTGCCCCGTCAGTGGCGGTGACAGACTGACCCTCAGGGTCTCGTCCGCATTGTCCGGGTTGGTGTAGGACTTGGGGACCTTGGCCCCCCTGACAAAGAGGCTGAGCCCCATGGTGTACCTCCGGCGAGGGGGCTACCCCCGGGACCACGATGCCGTCGCCGGACAACTCCGCAGCCCCAGGGGTGGCCCAGGTAAAGCCCTGGCCGGGAATCGGCGCAGGGAAGAGCATTCAGGAACCCAGGTAGATCGAGTCGTTGCCAGCGGACGTGCCGCGGATGTCGCCCGACATGACCACGGACAGGCCTTCTTCACCGTCCTGGCTCATGGGCACGATCTTGAAGTAGACCTGGGGCATGTAGGCGGCGAAGAGCTTGCCCAGGGTGTTGCCCCACTGGACGAAGACCGCAACGGACTCCAGGTCACGACCGCGCAAGAACTCGGCCGTGTTGCCGTCGGTGACCCAACCCGTGATCTCACATGTCCCGTCGATCCGGCCAGCCGTCATGCGGGCCACCAGGTCGTCCTGAGTCGCGTCCCGCTGTTGCCCGACCGCCTGACCGATGCTGATCGACACCGAGGTGGCCTCAAACTCGGTCGAGCCCGTGCCGATGATGACGGTGCAGTAGTTGGCCGAGATCGGGTCCCCGGCCGTCAGGGTGACCGTGCCCCGGTAGGGGTAGATCGGGTCGTTGTCGCTGTGGCTCGCCGCCACGGTGGAGTCGAAGCCCCGGGTCACAGTCAGGTTGCCGGCGCCGCTGTCCGCGCTCTTGGCGGTGACCTCCATCGCCTCCGAGTTGATCAGGATCTTGGACCCGACCGAGAAGTTGCGGAGCTCGTCCACGCCAACGGTGGTCACGGAGGAGTTGATGGCGCCGTCCAGGGCATCGGTGCCGGTGGTGACGTGGTTGCCGTTGCCCGGGCCAGACCAGCTCATGGTCAGCAGGCCGTCCGCGTCCGAGGACCAGTCCAGGGTCCAGCGCTCGGGGAACCATCCGATGGCGCCTTCGCTGTACACCTGGGTGTCCGCGTCGTTGCTGGCCCAAAGGTAGTACGTGAGTCCCACGGTTCGGGCGCCCATCGCCCAGGTGTTGGTCGCGTCCACCACGTCGGCAGCAGTCGGGGCCGCGGAGTGGGCCGGGGTCACGGTCAGGGTTCCGGACGAGTTGGCCGTGCAGAACCGCAATTCGGGCTCGCTGTACCCGGTGCCGTCGGTGACAACGAAGGTCTTGGCGGTGACGTTGCCCGCGGTGAGGATGGCGTATGCGGTCGTCGTGGGGGCCGGGCTCGCCTGCACTGCATCGGCCGTGTTGGTCGTGACCGTCGGGAACAGGGACCCGGTCAAGACCTCGTCGATGTCCGGCTTCGTGCCCTGGGTGCCACTGGGGCGCACGATGTAGCGCAGGTCAGCCGCCAGGGAGCGGATCCCGCGGATGGCCCCGATCCGGTCCGGGACATTGGCGAAGTCCGGCTCGGCGATGTTGCCCTGCTCGGCCGTCATCGTGTCGCCGTCCATCGCGTGCAAGAACTTGGTCCCGGTCGGGAACAGCTCCGTGCCGTAGGTGGTCTCCTTCGCCAGGGCCGTGGTGATTCGCCAGCCGACGGGGGTGGTAGCCATGGGTCACTCCTCCCCGGTGCTCGGGGGCTTCTTCTTGGTCTTGGTCTTGTCCCGGGCCGGCGTCCGGGGCTTGGGGGTCTTGGAAGTCTTGGGCTTGGAAGCCAGGCCAGCGCCGATCAAGGACCGGGCCAGGTGGTCGGGGATCGAGAACGTGTCACCCTTGGCAACCGTGCCCACGCCGGGCACGCTGCGGGGTCCGCTCTTCCAGGTCACTTTGGTCATGCGCTCGCCTCGCTGACGTCCATCTCAAGGCTCAACTCGAACGAGCCAAAGAGGGCGTTTCGGCCACTGGAGACACCGCCCCAGTCCACCGCGGTGACACGGGTTGCGTAGATGCCCCCCGCGCCGTCAAGGGTCCCGTCCACCTCGAACAGGCGGACCAGGGCAGCACCCAGGCGGGACAGCATCCGGGTCAGGGTCTCTTCCTGGCCTGAGTCGTTGTCCAGCATGGCACCCAGCATCAGGAAGTAGCGGCGGCGGTCGCTGGTCCGGTCAATCCACTCGGTCCGGATCACGTCCAGGAGCAGGAGCAGATGCCCAGGCAGTGGCTGAGTCGTGTCGTATTGGGTGGTCCCGATGTAGATTTGGCCCGACGCGGGGGCCGTGATGGTGATCGAGGCCTTGCCCGCCGCCACTGCATCGGCGTCAACCAGGGTCAGCTGAGCAGCCAGCCCGGCCAGCACATAGGCCTTCGTGGCGTCCAAGACGTGTTCAATCAGCAGGGAGAGGGCCATCAGGAGCCTTCAGCCAGGGCTGCGCGAACGGCGGCGTCCTTGGCTTCCAAGAGCTTCCGCAGTGCCACTGTCAACTCAGGGCCCGTCAGGGTGAGCTGTCGGTGCTCCGAGTTCCCGTGAGTCGGCGCCTGCCCCACGAGTGCGTGGGCGAGCCAGTGGAAGTGCTGAGAAACCTCCCGCAAGTGCGGCGGAAGGTGCTCGTAGGCGAAGAACTGGAGCACATGAGCGATCGAATGGTGGAGGGCCATCAGCCACCCCTCAGCGCGGGGCCCTCGACCCCGACACGGACCACGCCCACAGCATCCAGCCTGAAGACCTCCTGAATCCGGGACCGAGCGCTCCGGCCGAACCGGAGCACATCCCGACCGGACGCCTTCTGCGCGGACAGGTACTCAACGTCCGACCCGTAGACCAGGTGGTCGTCGAAGATCCGACGGATGCTGTCCGGGGTGACGTCCGTTCCGGTGGCCCCGCGACCCCCGACCAGGCTGTTGAGGGACCGGCCCGTCAGCTGCATGATCTTGGTCCCGGGGAACCGGGCCGGGTTGCGCTTGTGCAGTGCCTGCTTTCGCCTCTTGTAGGCCGGTGAGAGCTTCTTGAACGGGCGACCACCGCGCCGGCCCTGTGTGTCGAAGCGCTGCAGGGTCTCGTCCTCGAGCACATCGAACAGGTCCGGGGAGACCCGGCGAACATTGGTCTTCAGGCCCTTGCGGGCGAAGGACATCCGACGGTGGAATTGCTTCTCACCGTCAAGCTCGATCGTGAAGTCAATGAAGGACCCGGCCATCAGAAGTCTTTGTCTGCGGCAAAGGCCGGGGTGTCGCTCAGGGTCTCGGACGTGTTCGCGGACTGCCACGTCTCGACCGTGGCAACGTTGGCGAAGTCGGACGTCAGCCCGGACTCGACCAGGATCCGGGGGGACTCCTTGATCGCATCAATGCGGGTCCGAGCCTCTGTGGTCAGGCGGGTCACGTAGGCGTTTTCCGACCCGTCAATCCTGCGCCCCCCCTCAGTGGTCACCATGAGGACTTCAGCGGCCACCAGGCGCCCACAGATGCCGCGCATGATGCGGTCCGTCCGGGTGCTGCCCACAATCGGGACCGTGAAGCCGATCGCCGCGAGCTCAGCCTCTACCGCGGCCTCTACATCCTCGATGAAATCGTCAACCTCGGCCTCTTTCGGAGCGCTGTTCGCGTCGAAGGTCGTGGTCGCGAACGTGGGGGCGAAGCGCTTGAGGTCCTCTTCAGTGGTGTAGGTCCCGTCGGTGACTGCCACGGCCTACTCCGCAGGCCTGGCGCCGATCTCGCTCTGGCGGTCGTCGATGGCTGCCTTCGCTGTGCCCCTGTTCTTGCCCTCGAGTTCGGCGGCGAGCAGGGCGCTCAGGTGGTCCAGGTCCGCGATCTGGGCAAGGGCCGGCTTAAGCGCCTTGGAAACACTGCCCTGAAGCGGGGACAGGTCAAAGGTGGGCTCTGGCTCCTGGGGCTCCAGGTCACCGGCGACGATTCCCTGCTCAAGCGCGAACGTCTGCAGCTTTGCAGGCAGGTCGGCGAGCAGGGCGCCCTCGTCGAAGTAGGTCGTGCGTTGCCGGATCCCGCTGGTGATGTAGGGCGGGATCGGATCCCGGGGCTTGTCCGGGGTCGCGGGTGCGTGAGCCTGATCTGTGACGGCCCCGGCTTCCGCTGCTTCGTCTCGCAGGGCCTTGGGCAGGTCGGCGAGGGGGGTCCCCTCGGGCCAGGTCTTGTCAGGGGTTCTGAGGGCGGTAGCCAGCCGGCGCATGGCATTCTCCAGGGTGGGGGCGAGCAGGGCCCCGGCGTGAACCGGGGCCCGCTCAGGGGGGATCAGACGGCGTTCAGCGTCAGGTACCCACACAGGTCTGAGACCTGGTGGATGATGCTGTAGTCGTGCAGCGCGTAGGCCCAGGACTTCTTCTTGGGCTCGTACCAGGAGGTCACCTCAAACGAGGGCTTGTCCGCCGGGTGGAACCGGTAGGCGAAGCCCTCGACGCCCATGGAGGGGCTGGGGGGCACGTACAGCAGCGCCAGGTCGTCGTCGCCCCAGACATCGGCAGTGCTGAAGGCCTGGCCCGAGTTGGCGTTGTTGTAGACCGCGCCACCCTCGTAGAGCTTTCCGTCGAAGCCGACCAGCTGGGCGATCCGGTCCAGCGACACAAGGCCGGTGTCCAGGGCACCGCCACCGCGGAGGTTGCCAGCGAACATGCCGCGGGCCTTCCGGGCGGTCAGGCTCCCGAGCACACCGACAGTCGGCTTGACGCCGATCTCGGCCTGCACAAGGCGCATCCAACGCTGCCACTCGTCCGCTGGGTCGACGCCGGAATCCACCAGCGTGGAGCCGCCTGCCAGGGTCTCGGACAGGCCCGTGGCGTAGTTGCCCGTTGCGAAGACCAGGGCAGCCGCTTCCCGCTCGCGAGCGATCATGCGGTTCTGGGTCAGCATCTGGATGATGTGGCCGACCTGGTCGACACCCAGATAGCGGGTGCTCTCGCCGGGCACGTAGGCCACCTGGTCCCAGGACTGCAGGCTGAACGTGGTCAGCGTGCGGTCACGGTCGGTGACCTCCTGGATGTCAGCACCAGGAGCCCGCACGTACTTGTCCGGATCGGTCGCATCGGCATCGCCGAACGTGTCGCGCCGGTCGTACTTGAAGTAAGCGCCCTGGTAGCCGGTGATCTCGTCGAAGGACATCGGAAGCGCCACTTCCGGGCACACGATGTCGCCGACGAACTGGCCGGCATCGTTCTTGAACTCCTGCGCTGCCATCGACAGCGCCACATCAACCTTGGGGAGGACTGCAGACATCAGGAACCTCGCGCGGGGCTGATGCAGACCAGGATGTCGATCTCATCGTCCTGAGCGTCGCCGTCCTGGCGGGCCTTGGCGCAGATGACATCGGTGGTCGCGGTGCTGGTGATGAGCTGCCCATTGGCATCCATCGTGAGGAAGTCACCAGCAGTGACCGCCGCACCGACGCTGCCCTTGGAGGGCCCGGCGTCGATGAACTTGAGGTCGTGTCCGCTGGTGGTGGTGTCGGGGGCGTTGGACTGGAGGATCCCGGCGGGAATGTCCGTCGCCGAGGAGCAGAGCACGAGGGCCCCGCTGGAGTACTTGACCGCCTTGAAGCGGCCTGCGGAGAGGTCCGCGCCGTTCTCGGCTGTGTAGCTGGAAGCGCTCATGATTGAGCCTCATGAAGTGGGGTTGACCGCGACTCAGCCGCGGTTGGTGTAGGCCTTCCAGACCGCCGGGTGAGACTTCTCGATCTCGGCGTCGGTCTTCTTGGCCGTCTTGAGCTCCGCGACCTTGGCGCTGGCAGCCTCGAAGGTCAGGAGCCCACCCTCGGGCGCCTCCCCGTTGCCCTGTCCATCGTCACCGTTGCTCTCGAAGAGGTGTGTGTGCGTGCCCTTGGCCGGCATCAGGTCATCGGCCGCCGTGGTGCCGTGCTTCTGCGTGAAGGCCAGCCACTTGGGCTCTTCGGCGGGCAGGATCCGGTGCTCGTCCCGAGCGGTTGCCACGAAGCCCTTGGCCTCGTCCTCGGCCTGCTTCTCCAGCAGAGCCGTCAGCTGGGTCTCCTTGGCCTTCAGGGTCGCCAGGCGGGACCGCTCCAGGGTCACAACGTCGCCGGTCGGGACTCGGGCCTTCAGGCCGTCGATCTTGAGGACAGCATCCTCGGCGGTGGCGTCCTCGGAGAGGGACAGGGCGGTCAGCACGAGCAGGGGGATGGTCATGGGGGTCTCGTCCTCGGCCGGCGGACCGGCTTCGAAGGTGGTCGCCATCCCAAGGACGGCTGGGTCATTCGTGATTGCGAACCCGGCGAAGGACGCGGACTTCTCGCCGATCGAAACCTCGGCCGAGATGTAGCGGAACTCCTTGCCCTGGATGTGCTCCAGGGCCTTTGGAGTCCAGTCGACCAGGGCCCACAACTGGTGCCCGTCGGCGCGGGTCTCCAGGTCATAGGTCCAGCCGGTGGCAACCTTGCTTCCCGGGTCTGTGACCTCGGGCTTTCGCGGGTTGTGGAAGTAGTTCCCGGGCCGGTGCTGGGCCGGGTACTGCTCCAGGTGGGCGCCGTATTCGTCGACCATCGCCGCCAGGTGCGCGGTCGTGATCTCGAAGTCGTCGTACTTGGGGATCGGGCCCGTCTGCAGGACCTGGACCCAGTAGAGATCCGAGCCGTCGTCCGCCTTCCGGTCCTCGTCCTTGTGCATGGCCGAGAAGTCAGCCGGCCCACCCGGCGGATCTGCATCAAGCAGGAAGCGCAGCCGAAGTGTGGGTTTCCCGGTCATACCCGCACCCTATGGTACGGATTTGCCGAATGCAAGAGGGATCGTTGTTCGTGGGTGCCGAACTATGGACTTGGCTCAACCCGAGACGGGACGCCCGTGCAAGCGGTGGCAGACCGGGACATCACATCAACTCTCGTCCGTGAACACCTCGACCACCATGCACCGGCAGCTGTTCCCGTACCGCTCACCGACACACCGAGGGTTCGGTGGCAGGAAGCGCAGCGCCGTCTTGTGGTCGGGAAAGCCCCCCTCGGCCTCACCGAAGCGCTGCTCTGTCTCACGACAGGGGGCGCAGGTTCCCCCGTCCAGGATCGCGCTGTAGAACGAGCGGGCGATCAGGCCAGCGTCCTTGGCCATCTCCTGAGCCACCGCGCGGCCGGTCTGGAAGCCCATCACGGCCGCCTGGCTGCCCCGGTTGGACCCCACGGCCCCCGAGAGGTCCTGCAGTGGACCCAAGAGCGCATCCACATCCAAGGCTCCAGACTGGGCCTGCGATTGGGCGATCTGAGTGACTGAACCCTTGATGCGCTGAAGAACCCAGTCCGACAGCGTGGCCACCGCGTTGTCGACGATGTCTCGGAGGGGCATGTCCGTGGTGTTGGGCAGACCCGTGAATTCGGCTCGAACCTTTCCCGCTCCTGAGGCCTTCGCGCCAGGGAAAGCATCCAGATCGTCTTCATCGTCCAAGAGCACCAGGTGGCGTCCCGTGGCCTCCAAGGTCACCGGGGTGGCGCCGTCCTGGTCTTCGGCTTCCGGGTACACAGGGAGGCCCCTGGTCTGGCGCAGGTAGGACTCTGCGACCGTGGCATACCCCTTGGCGGCTGCCTCCTCAACAATGGGCCGGACGTCGCGCACCAGGGCCGCACGGCCAGGCACTGAGGCCTTTCGGATGCCGGCAAAGTCCCGGGCTCGGATCAGGCCTGCCAGCACATCCACGAACCGTGGGACGATCCGGAGCTCATTCGCCTTGATGACCGCACCCATCCGCTCCCGAAGGCTGTTGTGGGTGTCATCGATGCTCTCCAGGTCCAGGAAGCGCTCCGTCTTGGTGAGCGGTCGCCAGCCCCAATACGGGTGGTCCTCCCGGGCGCCCTCGAGCAGCATCGGCTCGCACCCGTGCCGCTCCGCCGCGATGTCCTCCGGATCGTCCTCGACCAGGGCCGGGGGCTTGATGTCGGGCTCCTCCTCCTCGCTCTCCGGGAGCTTCAGGATCCCACGTACGTGCGCCTTCACCGTGTCGTCTGCGTCAACCAGACCGGCCTTGACGCCGGGTGCCAGCTTGTCCAGCAGCTCGATCCCCTCCCACCACTGAAGCCCTGAGCACTGCAGCTTCGGGACTTCCCGCCCCGGGAAGTTCAGCCGGACCAGCATCGCCAACAGGGCCTCGTACCCATCGTTGCCGTCGTTCAGCACCTCGCACAGGGGCAAGGCAAGGTTGTAGAACGCGTTTGCGGCGTAGTCCGTCTGGCCGTTGTGGAGCGACTGCGACCCCGAGTTCTGCCCCGTCATCAGGAACCCGGTCAGGGTGCTCATGACGAACTCGTAGTTGCACTGGGTCACGAGCTCCAGCGGGCTCCAGGCCTGAGAGGTGCCCGTCGCATGGAAGGCCCGCAGGTTCGCTCCGGGGGGCGCCATCGCGTAGCCCTTCTGGTGGTTTCGGATGTCCACCAGCGCGTTCCGAACCGCGGTCTTGTAGACGTTCGGGGCCATCGGCTCCACGTCCATCACTGGGATCCCGACTGCGCCGCGCTCGACCCCGATCCCCCAGTGCCGGTAAGCCTCTCGCTTGAAGTAGTACGGTCGGTAGCAGGCCCGGAACGCCGACCGGCCTTCGAAGTTGGTCCCAAGACCCTGGTAGCAGAACCGCAAGAGCTTGGTTGCGCTCAAGGGCTCGGATGCAGTCCGGCCGGTGTAGTCCACCTGGGTGATCCCGGTGAACCGCTCGGATGTGTCCGTGTGCCAGGCGTGCACGGTGTGCGCCGGCCGAGGTGCCAGGTTGTCAAGGACTGCCTTGCCCACCCACTTGGTGCCCGGCCCCTCCAGCCGCAACGACCACTCGAACAGCTGCGACCCGGGCGCCTTGAATTCCAGGTACTGCGTCAACAGGTGCCGGAACGAGTGCCGGGGGGTGTCCCAGAGGCAGTCAGTCAGGAAGTCCGCCACTTCAAGGTCTGCCGGGTCCTGCGAGACGGGCGGGATGCTCCAGTGCGCGGACAGGATCGGCGCATTCATGGCCAGGTCCATGCCGGCCACCATGGCCTCCTCCCGCCTCATCCGGTCCACAATGCCGCGGGTGGGCCCGTACCCACGCCACTCCCTGGGGGCCAGGTCGGGGTTGTACTCCTCCCGGTCCAGGGCCCCGCGCCCGTAGCCCAGATCGGTCCCTGTCCAGCCCTGAGCCTCCTCCAGGGCCTCTCGGCTGGAGACAGGGCGGCCGGATGGGTCGACCAGGCCGGTTGGGTTTGAGACGAGGGTGTCGCGGAGCATGGAGCTTCCTCAGGTGCGTCCGGCGACTGCGAGTAGAGTACCGCGCAGGGTCAGGCCGGGCAAAGGGTCAGAACGAGCGGCCATAGGTTCCGCCCAAATCAGGGATGGCCGCGTCATCGTTCAGCATCTTGGCTGCAGCTGCGAAGTCCTGGCCGAGGATGGTCCATCGCACACAGGCCTGGCTGATGGTGTCGACGCGGTCTTTGTAGGTCCCGGCCGGGAACGCGGCGTGTTCCTCGATGACCTCTTGTGCCCAGGTTGCGTGCTGGTCTTCGGGGAGTTCCAGCTCACCGGCCTGGAGCTTCGCCAGGGTGTGGGCTGCGCGGTCCTCCTTGGACCCGCCCGGGAATTGCGCGTCCCCCCTGGGCTTGACCTTGACACAGCCGGAGTGCCGCTTGGACATGCGCTGATAGAGGGCGATGCCATTTGCGGCGTACTCGATCAGGTGCTGGGACACCATCGGCCACCGCTTGGCCATCATGAGCCAGGCCGCCTCGAGGTCGTCGATCTCCACCTGGCCCCGCCACTCGTCCAGGACCCGAATTCGGTAGCCCTTGGGGGTGCGGAACCGGCCCATGATGTGGATGACCGAGAATGCCGCGTCGCGCTTCTCCTCGTTGGCGCAATCTGTGGTCGACCAGATCTCGATCGCCTTCTTGGCCACTTCCTGGGGAGCGCCCTTGAACCGGCCCCAGAGGTGGCGCTTGAACCTGAGGCCCTCCGTGGGAGTGGGCAGTTGCTGGAGCTGCGCTGCGGCCTGCTGTGCTCCGAGGGTCTTCTTGAGCGCGTCCACCACATCACGGGGGAAGCGCTCCGGGAACAGCAACTCCCCGGGCTCAGTACGCCAGTCCTCGGGGCAGACGTTCGGGTGGTTAGGGTCGTACTCCATCGGAAGGCAGATGATCTTCCAGCCCTCGTCAATGCAGGCCTGGCCGGGGTCGTTCTGGTGTAGGCGCTGGGCGATGTACGTCCGCCGGGCTGTCCTCAGGTCGTTGACCCGGGTGGGCAGCACCTGGGCCCGGATCTTGTTCACGTCCTCCACCCGTCTGGCGATGGCATCCGGCGCCCCCAAGATCACCGCCTTAGCGTCTAGCAAGTCGTCCTCCACGATGTCGTCCCCGCGCTTGCCGATGATCTTGCCCATGATGGGCCTGCACTGCCGGAAGCCGCGGTGGTCGTTCTCGAAGTTGGTCTTCTCGTTCTGGTCCCCGGCGAGGCCCCACGCCGGCAGGTCCAGGTCCTGCTCCGCTCGGGCGAGCAGCCGCTGGTAGTCGTCGGACTGGATGAGCAGCCGCGTCCGCCGGCTGTCCCGCTTGACCAGGTCGTCGTCGCTGGCCAGGAACAGCTTACGGCGGGACGGGTCCTTGAGCCACTCCTGGGCCGGTCCGAACACCGCCACCAGGAGGCTCTTCATGGTCCCGGGCGGCACGAAGAACGCGGTCCGCCGGTAGTCCGGGTCCCCGGCCCTCTGCCGGTCCAGGGCATCGCACATCACGTCGAGGTGGCGCCCCCACTCCAGGTCCACCCCAGGCTCCACGACGTGCCAGAGCCTGCGCACGAACCAGGACAGCTTCTCGATGGCCAACCGGTCCTTGGCGGCCTCTCGGATGGCCTCTCGGAGCTCCGGGGTGATGGCTGGCTGGGCGCTCACTCATCCCCCACCGCAGCCTTCTCCAGCACACCCAGCGGCACCTCAGCAGGCAGCGCAGGCCCTGGGTCTCGCTTGTCGTCCAGTTCGATAGACTGGCTCTTGGGGTACCCGATGCGGTCCGACAGGTCCCTGACGAGCGCTGCGAGGGTTTGGTCTGAGATGCCGACGAAGATCAGTTGCCCGTCCTTGCCCTCGGTCACCTCGTCCAGGCCGAGCCGTTCCAAGAGCCGAGCCAAGGCCACCTCGTGAAGGCGCTTCATGCGCTCGGTTCCGGCGTTGAATCGCTCCTGACGAGCCTCCTCGAGCGCTTGCTGGAACGCGGGGTCTTGCCTCCAGTCCCACAGGGTCCGGCGCGGGATGCCGCCTTCACGGCCGATCTGGGTCGGGGTCTTGCCCATCAAGATCAGGTCGATTGCCGTGCGCTGACGGTCGGTGATTTGGGCGAGCCCGGGAGATCCCGGGTGCTCGTTCGCGGCCTCACCCTTGCCCATGTCCCTCTCCTGTGCTGTCCAGTTCGCTCTCAGGATAGCCGGGGTCCCGGTCATCGACCCGACCCGAAGCCCCACACCGGTCGCACCCGTCGATGGCCCAGATCACGTCTGGGCGCCATGCCGTTGAACAGCAGGCAGAAGCCCTTGCACTTGGGACAGGTCACTGCCCGACCCCGAGCGGGTTGGCCCGGTCGTAGTCCAGGCCCTTGGCCTTGAGCCAGTGCCGATAGCGCGGGTGAATCCGGCCTAGCCGGTAGACTGAACCGCTCCTGGTTGTCACTTCCAGACCGTTGACCTGGACGATCGGCGTCGTCCGCACGCACGTACCGTCAGGGTGCAGGGGGTGACCGTACACGAGCCCTCTCAGGGTGTCGGACATCTGCTCGGGGGCCTTGTACCTGTCTACCCCGATCCGGATGAATTCCCAGTTCTGGAGTTTCTTCACCCCACCCTCCCCAGCACCTGAGCCGCGAGCACCTGTTGCCTCTGGAACCTGAGCTCGTCCAGCTGCTTTGTGGCCTTGTTGCTGTGCTCTATGGCCCATTCGTGCCATTCCATGTTGTGGCGCCAGCCCTCGAGCCATCCTCGGAGGTCGAAGCCGATCTTGATGTGCTTCTCGTTCTCGGGGGCCTTCCAACAGGGGCACCTGATGACACCCGAGACGATGGAAGCGGGCGCCCAGTGCCCCATGTCCATCCCGTGGGGGTCCCTGGCTCGGGTCTCTCTGGGAGGGTTCGGCCTGTAGACGGTCACCCAGCCGGACTTCGGGTCACCATGGGCCTTGCAGATGTCGCAGCCTTCGCGGTCCTTGTCTACCTGCTTCAGGTGCGGATTGACGTTGTCGGCTGCCCTGGCGTGTATGAAGTCACCAGGTGCGGGCCAGAACCGGCCATTGACGCGGCCTACCCGTCGGTAGCTGTAGAACGCCTCTACCAGCATGTCCCGGGTCCAGTAGTCCGGCATGGTGTTGACCCAGTCATCGACCATCGCGGGCTGTTCCATGGTGTTGGGTACGCCTTGGACCTTGGCGGCCCGCATCTTGGCGAACAGGAAGCGAACGTCGTCGCGGTTGAGGCTCACAGCCTGAACCGCTCCAGCGCACCATGGTGCTGGTGGGTCGCCTCGGCCAGAACGGCCCGCATGATCCGCGGAGTGCAGACCGTGTGCTCCATGTCTTTGCCAGACCCCCATGGGCGGGTGACCTGGGGCTCAAGTCCGTATCGGTGCGCCTTCGGGCCTTCGTGCGGCAGCGGGATGAACGCCTGGAGGGGGCCTCGTCGGAGAGGGTGCCTGTCGATGGCGCGGCTCCTGCGGGCGGGGATGACCTCGAAGGTCTTTGCGGCCTGACGGGCCTTGCGCTCGGCACGAGTGAACGGGGCGTGGGTGGTCATCGGTGCATCTCCAGTTTGGTCACGTTGTCAGGCAGGGGCTGCCCCCATTCGTCGAGTCCTACCGAGGCATTGATGGCTCTGAGCCGTTCGCGCTCCGGGTCCAGGACCTCGGGCAGGTTCGGGTCTCCGGTCTCGGTCCAGCCGGGTAGCGATGACGGCCGCAGGAAGGTCTTGATCCCCCTGTTTGGCTGCCTGGCCCAGTCCTCTCGGAGGTAGGCCTGCCATGCTCCGGAGATGACCTCGGCGGCGTAGACCTCAGCGGGTGGGTCGTGGCCCTTGGTCCGGTACAAGCCCATCCACCAGGCCAGGCACTGGAGCCGGGTCATGCCCTTGAGCGGGCTGGCTACCAACCACGACAGACGCCCACCCCAGGCCTCGGTCATGTCTACGGCGAGCTGCTGGACCTCGTCTGGTGCTGCCCACGGTTCCGGCTTGGGTCTCTTCCGCTTCCCCCTCTGGGGGGTAGGGGGGGGCTCTGGTTCCTGGTTCCTTGTTCCTGGTTCCTTGTTAAGACCCGCGCGTGTGGACCCTGTTGGGACCCCAGTGGGACCCCAGTGGGACCCCAGTGGGACCTCAACCCATGTGATATCAGTGGCTTGCCACCACAAATTGGGACCTTCTTGGGACCCCAGTGGGACCTTCTTGGGACCCCGTTGGGACCCCTGGGTGTGGCGCGGATCGTGCCAGTCGGGGCAGGCCAGCATGGTCCGGGCTCGCTTGTCGCCCCAGCCCCAGCGGGCTGCAAGCCACCGACGGCTCGGGACCTTGGTGCGCTTCTTCCGCCTGATCTCATTGTCCCAGTACCGCATGTCCGCCAGCACGGCTTCGCGGTCCCACGGAAGGGTCAGGGTGTCCGCGATGGTCGGCCACCATGCCGAGTCAACTGTGAAGAAGGGGGCGGTGGTCACCGGCTGGCCCGGAGATTCGCCTTGGCTTCCTCGCACGCTGCCGCCCGACGCCCGAGGCTCTCCGTCTGATCGCTCATCGCGTCTCCCTATGTCCCAGGTTTCCAACCCCTCCAGGACGGCCCCCGGTGATCAAGCCGGGGGGTGGCCCAAGGGGCCGCGTCCTGGGTAGGAGTGGGATCACCTTAGCACACAACCACGCGCACGGCCCGCCGCCAGGGCCTCATCTACAGTTCTACTGACGGCCTGCACAACAGCTGCATGGAGCGGGGCAGGAAGAGGAGAAGGACCCCCCACGAGTCCGAGGCAGTTGGAGCCGTGGGGGTGTCCCGAGCGCATCTCCGTGGCGCTCTGTGCCTGGCAGCCCCCGGTCGCTGTCGGGTCGCGGGGGTCGTCACAGGCGAAGCAGTGGCCGTAGATCAGGTCGAGGCCGCAGGGGCAGACCCTGAGTTTGCGGTCTGCCTCGAGCAAGGCCTGACCCAGGACCCGGCCGAAGGTCCGAGGCCAGGCGTTCCCGATCTGCCGATACTGGGCCGTCTTCGTGCCTTGGAAGGGGTGGCCGGCCGGGAAGTCCTGAAGCCGGGCGCACTCCGCCACGGTGAGGCGCCGCCGGCCGGTGGCGGCCCAGACGGCGTCCGAGGCCCTGTCCGGCCCACCGCTGAAGGTCCAGCCACTGGCGGCGCTGGCTCGGGTCCCCTTCACCTCCTGGGCGGTGACGGTGGGGGACGGGCGCTCGAGGTAGAGCCCGGCTGTGCCGTTGCCGTCCCGCAGAGTCGGCGCTGGCTTCTCCACCTCCCAGGTTGAGCCCTTGAGCCCGGAACCGACAAGCCACGGCCCCGCGTTGCCCGCTGCCGCTGCCGCTATGGTCGTGCAGGGCTCGTCGGTCAAGTCCCGATAGCTGCGCTTGTCCGCGTCCTCGGCTGACTGCGGGTTCCGGCCCCCGCCGATGATTCGAATCTCAGCATTCCCCTTCGTCCCGGCCGTGTAGACCCAGGCGTCAAGGTTCAGGGCGTCGCGCACGGTGGTCCACGGCTTCAGCCGTCTCCCGAACAGGTCCAGGGCCTTGAACGTGGCCGGGTCGCCGTGGGTCGCCTGCGGCCACAGGATGGGACCAGGCCCGCCGACCAGGAACACCCGGCGCCGGTGCTGAGGGACCGCCCAGTCAACACACAGGCCACACCCGTCCATACGGCTTGCCGTGCCGGTGGCTGGCGAGGTGATAGCCGTTGCTGCGATACACCTCAAGATTGTCAGGGTGATTGTTCTCCTTGTTGCCGTCGATGTGGTGCACAACTTCCCGCTTCGTGAGAGGGCGTCCAAGGAGGCGCTCAGCCACAACACGATGCTCTCGGCGGTACTTGCCGGCCACCCGAACTCGGACATAGCCGCGGTCGTCAACGTGGCGGCCTCCCTTCCAGGAAGGGTTGTCGGGCCCGACCGCGCCAGTGCAAGGAGAGAACGAACCCGCTCGTCGCATGTTGCACCGGACGCACAGGCCGCACGTATTGCGAGAGCCAAGTGCCCCAGAGCATGTGCTGCACTTCTTCTCGCTTCGACGGGCACGGAGGCCATAGCAGGGAGTCCGGCAAACGCCTGTGCGGTTGCGCACCGTGAGGCGCTTGCCGCACTCTTCACAGCATCGGTCAGACAGGCGGTATCGTGGAGCGGGCATGGAACGACCGTACCATATTGGGATGCGTTCAGCGTCCGATGCCCGACCCAAGGGAACCGCTCCCGGAAGGCGGGCAGCAGGTCCCCGGTCCAGTAGCAGCCAGCGCATGGATCGGCGCAGTCCTTGGAGTGGTGCAGCAACCCGGGCACGTTCTCGAACAGGACCCACTGGGGCTTGACCAGGTCCACGACATCGAGCGCCCACGGCCACCCGTTCCGGTCCGAGTCCTGGGCTTCCCGCTTGCCCGCGGTCGAGAACGCCTGACAGGGCGGGCCCCCGTACACGAGATCGATGTCTTCCAGGTCCTCGACCAGTGACAGGTCCCGCACGTCTCCGTGCTTCACGTAGTCAAGCCCGGCCGCGTGACAGGTCGCCACCGCGTAGGCGTCATGCTCGATACCCAACACGGTCTCGATCCCGGCCTCGGTCATCCCGAGGTCAGCACCGCACGCGCCCGTGAACAGGGAGACAGCCCTCACCCGCAGTGACCCCCGCTCACACACTGGGCCAGCAGCCCCGAAGCCATCGCGGACCAGGCCGGGTGCGACCCCTCGGTGCAGTCGATCGCGTAGAGCAGTTGCTCTTCCAGGCTCCGGCTGAGCTCCACCTCGATCTGAAGCCCCGTAGGAATCCAATCCACGAACCAATCCACGGCCTGTGAGACCCCTGGAGCCTCGTAGGCGCTCTCTGGGGCCTCAGGTGCCACCAGGTCCGCGCGGACGGGCCAGGACGTGAACAGGGCCTCGGCCTCGGTCATGCACTGGGCTGGGCTTGCAAGGGCTGCGGTGATCAGGGTCAAGAGCATGACTTCCTCCTGTGCTCGAGTTCGGATTGGACGAAGACCAGAGCGATGCAGGCCAGGACCCCGGGAGCCACGGACCAGCCGGCAACCCAGAGGGCTGCTCGCGTCAGGGCAAGGGCGCCGGTCAGGGTGTGGCGTTTCACTTGGCCGCCTTCGGGGGTTCAGCGAACGACAGACCCAGGGGCAGGGACTGCTTCGGGACCCAGGCCGGCTCGCGGTTCAGGGTCAGGAATTCCCGCTTCTGCTTCGAGAAGGTCCGCTTCTGACCCTTCCGGCAGTCGGTGATCTCCACCTGGTGCCACCCGATCGAAGTGAGCTCAGGCAGGGCCTCAGCCTCGGAGATGCAGACCGTTGCTCCTGCGAGGGACCACCGAACAGCAAGCCGAATCACTTCCTCGCGCGGGAGGTCATTCCCGTACCCAGTTGTATTTCGATACGGCGGATCCGCATATGCCACAGTGCCCGCCGGGAGACCCGCGCCACCATATGGTATTGTGGTGCAGGAGGTCAGTAGATGACTTGGCGCAAGGTCTCGGAAGCTCCCGAATACGAGGTCTCCGCAGGCGGCCTCATCCGTTCCAACTACACGCGCCGCCCGCTGAAGGGAGGCCTCGACAAAGACGGGTATCGTCACCTTGTCGTCTGCACTGGCGGCAGGCGATTCACTCGCAAGATCGCCACCTTGGTTTGCGTTGCATTCCATGGCCCTCGACCGGCTGGGGCTGTTGTCCGGCATCTCGACGGGTCCCGCACGAACAACCGCGCCACAAACCTTGCATGGAGCACTCAGAAGGAGAACATCGGAGACAAGGTTCGGCACGGTACGCACCAGATTGGAGAACGCCACCCCCGGGCGAAGCTCACCGAGGATGCAGTCCGCGACATCAGATCGTCGGATGAGTCGGCGCAGGTCATGGCAGATCGGTACAAGGTGAAGCGGGTCACGATCTACGCTGTCCGGTCCCGCAGACTGTGGCGCCACGTAGAATGACCCCGGGTCGATGTCCCGGGCATCGGCGCAGACGGTGACGGGGGGCCAGGAGGTGTGAGCGTGCCTTGCTGTTGCTGTTGCTGTTGCTGTTGCTGAGGTGTCCTGTCTGCGCTCGCCGGGCCCCACGAATCCCGTCTTTACGTTGCCCTGCTCATAGGACCACGTCGAGCGGACCTCCCAGCGTGCAAGTTCCCGAGCCGACACCCTCTCAAACCCCAGCGCCAGGTCCTCGGCACCCGTTGAGAAGTCCTCCCCGCCGTGCGTGGTCCCGCCTTGGCCCGTGTTGCGCCAGGTCTGCGGGTCCAGGTTGATCAGGCGGTTGCTGGTGGTGATCCGGGCCCAGCGGGCGAGTTCGGAGGCGGCGAGGGAGTCGAGGCGGCCCGGGATGGTCGTTGCTATCGGCGGCACGCCCCAGCCGCCCCGGTTGTGGCCCTCCGGGCTCCCTATGCCCGCCTGTGGCCCTTTGAACTGAAAAGACCCCATGTGAAGGAAACAGTGCCGCGCCACCTCCCCGCCATCAGCCCCACGAATCGGCCCCTCAGCCCGCAGCCGTTCCCACAGCGCCCGCGGGTCCTCGTCAGCCCAGGACCGGATGATCTCCGCGGCTTCGCGCAGAACATCGGGCTGGGGGTAGGCTTGGAGCAGGGCCCTGCACCCGTCGTCTGGCTCGCACCACAGGAAGGCCTCCGCCCCCTGGCTGGACCTGAGCCCGAGCACCTCGAGGATGGCGCCAGCGTAGCCCGCCTTGTTCCCCATCCGGCTCACAGGTGGCCGGCAGTGGGGCCCGCCTTGGAGCCGCAGTGAGACCGAAGCCAGTCCCGCGGTGAGTTCCACGAACAGCGGGATCGGCCTATCCATCGGCGCCCCCCCCCTCACAGACTCAAGCCGTCGGGCCAGTTCAAGCGCCTGGACTTGTTCGTGCTGATGGACTCCTGGCCTGGCCGGGTCCTGATCCGCGAAGTGACCCCCGAACCCCTTCCAGGACTGTGCAAGCAGCCAGGACACGCGGGCAACTGTGCGCGGGTCAGACACACGGCGGCGCCTCCGGCTTCGACAGCCCCTCGAGCCGCTCAAGCTCTTTCCACTGCCCCTCTCCCGGAGCAACGCCAGCCGCGGCCTGCTGATGGGCGAGAGCCAGCCAGCGGTACTGCGGGCGGTTGTGCTGCCTGCGGTTCTCAAGCCGGACCATCAGCACAGCCGTTCGCTGCATGAATTCAGAAATGCGGCTCACTTTGCCGCCATCGCATCGAACCGGCGCCGGATCCGGAGCCTGGCTTTGCAGAGCTCACAGGTGGCTCGCAGGTCCTCGTCAAAGAGCTCAGGCGAGAGCCAGACCCCACAGGTTGTCAACAGTCGCGGGCCGTCCGCGGTGTGGCGGAAGGCCGGGCCTGCGATGGCGTGGCGGATCTTCACCGTTCCCCCCACCACCGCATCAGCGGCCCGAGCCACCCGGACTCGTCGAAGGGCAGGCCCAGTTCGCGGACCTCGTCCAGGGTCAGGGACGCGGTGCCATTCGGGGCCCTCCTTCCGGACTCCTTGAATCCCCACCACAGGGCATAGGACTCCTCAATCCTGGTCCACGGCACAACGAACCGCCGGCCCTGGAGCCTCAGCAGGACAGCAGCGCACCGCCCATTGTCGCTGTGCCATTCGCTGAACCGGTCCGCCTGGTGGCCCTTGATGCTCGCGAACGGGAACCGGTCGTCCTGGCAGTCCTTGGCGTCCATCAAGAGCACAGGCCCAAGCCGGACCGCTGCAACGAAGTCGGGGGGCCCCCGTTCCTTGATGAAGCCCTCGATCTTCCCCTTGCCGAGGTG